AGTTAATGATACCGGCAATACCCCCTATCATTTCATTAGTTTTCCAGCCAGCCATACCCATATATTTGAACGCTTGTGCGGATTCTAAGGCACTGAATTTAGTATCGGCGCCCATTTGAATTGCTTTTTCGTTCAACTTTTGGAACTCGTCCGCCGTAGCACCTGAAATCGCTTTAACCGCTGACATTTCTTCTTCAAAGTCCGCATAGCCTTTTACGGCGTCGAATATACCAAACCCAATGCCGGCCATTCCAGCCATTTGCATTGTAGTTCCTAGCATAGCACCACTAAGTTTATTTCCAGCACTAGACATAGCACCGGCCATATTTTGCTTAACGTTAACTGTAGCTGTGTATACCTTGCCTTTAAAAGTATTGAGTTCACTTTTAATCTTTTGGACTTTAGAAGTAGCTTCATCTTTGGCGTCAATCTTAACTTTGATATTGCTACCAGTACGCTTTAACTTAGATAATTCACTTTCGGCTTTTTTGGTTGCGTTTGCTATTCCTTGAACGGAGCTGACAGCACTATTCATGCTTCTATCAACACCGGCCATCGCAGGAGTAACAGCATTGGCAGATTTAGCTAGATTTTGCGTTGATTGTTGCGCCTTTTTAACTGCATTCGTAAACCCTTTATCGTCAAGGTACAGTTCGACGCCTAAACGTTCTTTATTATCCACCTAATACCTCCCTTATAGCTAATTTAGCAACTTCCACACGTTCTTTCCTTTCCTTTTCCATAGCTACATGACAAAGGAGTTTTTCCATTAAGGACAAACTAAAAAAGTATTCAAACGTATGACCTTTTAAAACTAAGTAGGCGGCCGTAGCCGCCTCCCAGTCTTCTTCTACTACTTTTTTGCTTCGTCAAAGATAGCGTGGTCTAATTTTTTACCAACGCCAACAGACTCAATCAAAACTGTGCTAATAGCTTTAATTTCACCGAATTCGAATAACTTACCTACAATGTCCATAGGTTCGGCGCAATCATATGCTTGTTGCAAGTCTTTGTCCTTCAAGTTAGGTTCAACGATGCAGTTATAAACGATGTATTCGTCGTTATCACCATCTAAACCTAATGCTTCTGTCATAAGTAAAGTTGTAGGCTTTTTAGCTACCACTTCACCTAAGGATGTTTCGATTGTTAGTTTTTGACTTTTACGAGCCTTAATTTCTTCACGTTTAGCAATTAATTCGTTAATAGATACAGACATTGTTATGTTCCTTTCAATTAATCAATAGATTCAATGTATTGTAAATCTTCCGGTGTAAAGCCGAATGGAATATCAGTTTCAACAACTTTGCCTTTTTCGAAGTGTAAAGGAGTTAATTTGTTAAACCATACATTATCAATAGAAATGCGTTCCTTTTGGCCGTCTACTGCGTCAGGGTCGTCCAATAAGCCAGTAATTACGGAACGAGGGTCATGACCGGCGCTCCACGCTTCATGCAACTTGCGGAAATTACGATTGATAACGTTTTTAATTTTGGCAGTACCTTCGCCTTTAAGGGAAGTAATTTTACTATCAACGGAGTTGCCGATGATAACGTCCTCGCGTTGGGCTTCGACTGTACATTCGAAACTTTCAATCTCGAATACCAACTCACCGTCGAACCATACTTTGCCGTGAGAGCCGTTCCAACGACGGCGACCACGATATTTTACATCTTCGCTTGCACGAGCGAATGTTTGTAAATTAAATTCGAATTTTTTGTTTTTCATGTCGCTTCTACCTCCTATTACATTGTGAAATCGATTTTAAGGTCTTCCATAGCGTCAACGAATTTAACAGTACCAGCTAAGCCAAGTTCAGAACCTGTGTTATATTCGCGAATTTCCATAATAGACATTTTAGAAATGTCTTCGCCTTTGATGATAGCGTAGTCTTTTTGGAATTGTTCGTTAATATCGACTTTATTCTTAGCTCGATTATCAAGCACGTTGCCAGCTAATTGACCGAAGTAAACCATAATGGCTGCCACGAATAGCATTTTATGGTCGTAGTCGTTAATATATTTGCCTACATAGTACTTTTTGAAAGTGTCGCGAATGTCGTCTGTTACCATGTCAACACCTTCAATAATTTTAATTTTACGGAATTCTTGACCTTTGTCAGTTGTGAACGTTTGCAAGGAGTTGCAAGCACGAGCAATCTTAACACCTTCGCCGTCTTCTTCATCGAATAAATGTAATTCGCCTTTATCGATGCGGTCAGTTAAATCTTCATATACTTTAACGCTTTCAACTTCGGTTAATTTGTAATAAGTAGCGGAGCGGTCTAACGCCAAGCCAGCCAAGATGCCAGCGATACGAGCAGTATATTCAATTGGAGTATACGTTTTGTATGTAGTTCGACCTTGTGTATCTTGACCGTTAGGCACCTTAATTTCTTCTGTGCAGAAGTTGATAACACCGTCATGGTCTGCTGCCACGCTACCTACTACCGCTTTAACAGTTTTACGACCATTGTTGCGTTCCGCTTTAATGTAGGACGCTAAATCTTGTTGGTCTTGAACTGTACCAGTAGGAGCGGCAATATAGTTAAAGCGAGTATGTTTCAACTGTTTTAACAATGTAGCTTGCGTATTTTTTGCACCTTGTACAGTTGTTTTAGGTAATGTGTATACCAATACACGCAAAGGTGTTCCGTCCAAGCATTTTTTAATTAAATCAGTTGTAGCTTCATCGAATGTTCTGTCAGGAATTTCGCTAATATCAGAGATTTTGTACTTATTAGATACATCAGTCGTTTCACATTTTAAAATCAATGCTACAACGCCACGAGCGGAACGCTTGATAGCAGTTACGCCCTTTGTTTTAAAGTCGATTAAGACTTGCGGTAAACCGAATTTTTCTTGTTCGTTTGGCATTTGGTTATTCCTCCTCGGTTAAATTAGAGCCGTTAAGGCTGAATGAAAGAGTATTAACAAGTTCACCACGAACGAAGTTAACTTCCTCGTCGGTGAATGCGTCGTTAAACTCGAGATTAAAAATGAAGTGCAATACTTCATCTATGAATGTATGTTCAAAGTCGTTAATGGTGATATATCTATCATCGACTTTCAGTACAGGTCTAAACACACACTCTAAGCTATCACTCATTTCGTATAAGTCCGCACGTTTGATGCGGTTATTCTTATCTTCCATAGCTCGAAATGTAATATCGACTTGAACAGTTCTTTCGAAGTAGTTGTAATCGCCAACGCCACTATGAACGAACATTTCAATATAAAAATAAGGTGCATTTGACTTTTCAACGTTGTCAAAATACACCTTATAATTCGGATATTTGTTTTTCAAAAGGTCAACTAAGGCCTTTTGAATAGTTCTTAATTTAAGCATCTATCAAGTTCCTTAGTATCTTTCTTGTGTCATTTAAAAATTTATTTTTACGCTGAACTGTAGAGCGATGTAACATCTTATGCCCTTTCACAAAACCGCCTTTCGGTGTTCTGTGTCCATATTCGATATGGTTAGCATATTCGGTATTGTTGTATACCTCAATAGAGTTATTTTGCGGTTCAGTACGCTTCCAAGCGTTACGAAGTGTACCAGTATCAACAGGAGTTTTCGCCTTTGTGTCGGCGATTAATAACTCCGCTTGTTGTTGTAAAAGTGTATCGATATATTCAGGATATAACGATAAAATCTTCTTCCACTTGAAATTTAACTCCATGAAGCCGTTAACCTTCGCTCCCATAGTTAAGCCTCATCATCACGAATTAACGTGATTTCCTGGTGCGTTGTGTACTTAAAAGGACTATCACATCGCATAATAAACGTTTGGCCTTGATGATTGATTTTGACAATATCATTCGCCATAACATCATAATCAACTGGCAAGGATAATCTTAATTTATCCTTTAATGTGAATACGCTGTCAGTAGTAACACCATTCATGCTTGTTTGTCCAGTTTGTCCTAATTTACAAGGAACATCAACATGCACATCAACGACGTCGAACACATCCGCCCCTATATCATCTGTGGCGGCTTGTTGCCGTGAAATGGTGCATGTATCTTTGTACATAATATCTGCAAGCAGTTTTCCGTATGCATTAGCCATTCGACCACACCACTTTCCGATATAAATTTAACTTTGTGCGAATGCTTTCAAAGTCTTTTTCACTAATACACCCAATAGGGGATATATCAGTTACCGCCCAGGTAAATTCAACGTCATTTTCTTTCAAAGATTTTAGCGGTCCATGTGTATCGCTGTATTTATCTTTGATGTACTTTGTAGCTAATTCGGCTGCCGTATATACAAGCGTTCGAGGGAAGTTCGTCCTATGACAATAGTCCATACAATCAAGAACAAACTTTTCGGCGAACAGCGTTATATAATCGGCGCAATTAACTTCATTAAGACTATCAATCATAGATATTAAGCGGTTAGTCGTTGATATAACCAACGCAACTGCTTCATCATATTCTAAATATTGAACGTTACCCAAAGTTAATCTCCTTAATATTTAACATGTTCCCACATATCCTCGTCAAATTGTTCAAGCGGTTCATCGTTCGCAATAGCAGAGGCAAGCATTTTAGTGCTATCGTTTAATTCCTCGGTTGAAATATCACCAGGACTAAGTACGAATACTCTATCCAATGAACTTTCACCAAAGATTGATTTGTACGTTTCACACATGCTATTAAATTTCGTTAAAGCGTCGATAAACGCTTTATCCTTATTCGTCATAGTAACACTACTCCTATACAGTTAATAACATTCCAATAATGAAGTGTAGATACTCCTCATCGTCCTTTATAGTAGCCCAAATAGGTTTACCTGTTTTGTAGTCCCAGCCTTTATACTGGCCGTTTTCGTTAGGTTCAAACACACTTTCAAGCCCCATACTTAAAACTTCGGTTCCACCAGTCGAATATGTTTTACCTATATAAGGGCTGATGAAGTTATCCCTTTTAGCTTCTTCTTTTCCATAACAACTCATATTAAAGATTTTGTTTAACCGCTCCGCTTCCTCGCCTTTGGTTCGCATTTCTACGAACTCATTAGATAAACGACTTGCATCCTTGTTAAAAAATTCCACCATATGACCTATTTCATGGAATGGAGTTGTTTTCTTAACGCCATTCATATTGATTGTTATGTAATCGCCAGGGTTTTCAATATTAACATACCTTATAGGACGACCACTTACAGCAGCTTTACCATAGAAATAACCACGCTTAACCTTACGAGTGTTAATGCCTTTATTGTTATCCTTTAACATACGACCCCAGTCGCTCGGATAGACATTAAACGCACCTTGTATCATGTCTTTATTTCTCTTAACGCTACCTTCCGCCCAGGAGCTATTAGGAATTTCATATCCAACTTCACGATATTGGGATACTACCTTTATCAATTCATCTTTATTACCTATTAAGTTAATAATATCATGTTTTTGGTTAGCTAACTTCCCAATATTAATCATATCTTGCGGAGTTGCTTTTGACATGTCGAGCTTAGATATTTTTTCCTTTAAGTCAATCTCTTTAGGCTTAACTGGTTTCGGTTGTTTAGGTCGTTCGACCTTTTGTTCCTCTCGCCAATCGGCGAATGTTTTTGTTTTGTCAACGTAAATCGCTTTCCATTCGTTATAGTTCATATTGCGTGGTACTTTTTGATATTGTACTCGCTCCCCTTTAGAAGTCGGTTCAGTTTTAGCAATACGAGAACCGCTAGTCGGTTTCTTATTACTAATAGCACCGGCAATCGTTGACCTACAACGAGGATGAAGCGGAGGAACGTTACTACCTACTTCGGCTTCACTAATCGGATAAATATTATTATCGTGTTCCCTACAAATAGAAGATGTACGCTTATCCATTGTTGCGATGAATTGAAAGTATTCCATATTAGAGGAACGCAACGAGTCCAAGGTAGATTGATTATGAACGTAATTTAATTCCGTTCTAACCAGTCTTACAGCATCATTTTTAGATACTCCCATTCGCTCTTGCACTTCTTTCGCCAGTTTGTTTACTGATACACCGCGATAAACACCATTAACAACAGTATCTTGAATGGTACGAGCCAACTTTTCACCGTTGGCCCATATCCTTTCACTATAATTCTTGCCACTCCACGGAGTTCGCAAGACCTGTTCCACTTGTTTATTATCAACAACTACATTTAAAGGACCTTGTCCTTTCTTTGCCAATTCATAGGCAGAATGCAAGCGATTATCTTTGTATGCTTCTTTTAAAAAGGAGGACATGACATTGTCTGTATTTCGATTTAACTTATCAATTTCAATAAGTGTATCGCTGTACAATTTATCTAACCTTGAAATGCGCGAGCGCATTGAAAGGGCATTTAGTTCAAGCATAATCTTAGGGTTGCTAGTCTTTTCAAAGTCTGCCAAGTATCCTTCGACGTCCTTTCGCCAAGTCCTAAATTCAGTTCCGTTGATTAATTTACGAGCATCGGTCATGCTTAGTCCGTTATCAGTGGCGAACTTTCCGTAAAGTTGTTCAATGTTTGCTTGTAGCCGTTGGGCGGACCTTTCATATTGAGCAGCCAGCTCTTTTTCGATTGTTTCACGGCTCTTTTTGTTCCATTCATCTTCACGTTCAACAGCACGCCTAGCCCAATATGAATTAGTCCCCATGTTTTACCCCTTAGCCTAATTTATGAACAAATTTAACAATGCGAATTTGTTTAGATTCGTAAACACGTTCCCAGTTACCGCCGTCTTTCAATTCCGCACGAGATACAGATTCAGCATTGGCACGAGTTTTATTAGTCCATTTTACCCCACGAGGATGCAAGATGAACGCTTTACGAGAAATCAAGTAATCAATACCGGAGCCTTTACGTTTATCACGGTCAACTTCCGCTGGAACCATACCAACAGGAGAACCTACACCATACGCAATCGCACCTTCACCGAACAAATAAGTTGTGTATTTGTCAGTTTCAACAGGGCAACCATCATCAACAATTACACGACGGCCCATGTAGTAATCAAAGGAAGTCGCATCAGATTGACGGATAGTTTGAATTAAGTTCAATTTATCAAGATAAGATTTTGTAGCGGAGTGCATAACAACTGCTGTTAAAGAGTTACGAGCATCGCCCATAAGTTGCATTGCGTCAATGAACGCTTCACCGGAGAATGCTGCGGCTTTGCCAGTTTTAGCAGAAATATCCAAGATATGGTCGGACATTGTAGTGGCAGCGAATACACCATTAAGGATATTCAATAATTCCTTTTGATGGTCTCTAGCCCAAAAACCAGCTACTAAATCACCAATAGCGGACATAGGGTCAGTTCCGGATAATTGAGCGGACAAGTCAGTTGCGCCCCACATTTTCGCACGGCGAATGGTTGTGGAAGCATCCATTTTAGAACCGATTTTGTCGGCAGTTAAATCAGTACCTTCCACCACGTTTTCAGAGTCGCCAGTCAAATCAGTGAAGAAAGGCATGTTATGAACTTGTGCTGGTTCAGATGCGAGCATGTCGAATTGGCTATCACGAGTTGCGATACCGGAAGAGAAAATAGCGGATAATTCGCTTGTACGGCGTGTTACATAATCAACGAATAACGGTGTAGGGTTAATTACGTCTTTCAATGCAGTTGCTGCGAATGTTTGCAAGTTAAAAGAAAAGTTTTGATTTGGCATTATTAGTCCTCCTAATTTAAATCAAATTGTCAATAGATACACCGGCTTGTGCTGCAAGCGTTTTAGCTTGTGCAACGTCGGTTCTAATAAGTTCTGCTTGTTGCGTTAGATTGTAATGTTCCTTGCTGAAAGGGTTTACCTTAGGAGTACCTTCGCCCTTGTTAGGGTCGTATTTGAATTTAGGTTCGCCTTGCGGTTTAAATAAGAACGCTTTATTCTTTTGCAAGTCTTTTAGTTGTTCATCTAAACCAGTTACTTTACCATCTTCGGCAAGTACAAGTTTAGATTTGTCAATCAAGTTAGCTACGAGCTCTGCATCTTGTGCGCTATCACCAATCGCTAATTGAACCGCGGTACTCAATTTAAGCGCTTTTAAATCTTCGGCAGCTTTTAAAGCATTAGCTTTATTGTCTGCTTGAAGTTTTGTGATTTGGTCTTTTAACGCTTGTACATCGCCTTCGCTATCCTTTAATGTTTTCAACTGTTTATCTCTATCGGCAACAGCAGTTTCTAAGGTTTTCTTTTCCGCGTTGACCTCATTAAAACGCGACTTTGGAACATATTCACCATCGAGAAATTCCTTGAATTGTTTAGTTGCGTCGTCGATTTTATCCTCCGCAATACCCAATTTTTCCAATAGTTCCTTGAATGTCATATGTTTTACTCCTTCCGGTTTTTACCGTGGTTTACCTGCCACGAATGAAAATATAAATACGATTATTCGTCATCGCTGTGGTCGTCGTCATGGTCGTCTATAGAGCCATCGTTATGACCTTTGCTATGCCAATCATCGTACATATCAGTATTATTTTGTGCTTCCTCTGTTTCAATTTGCTTTATTTCCTCGTTTACATCTTCCACGAACGGATGATGTGCAAGGATAGTTCGCTTAGATACAACGCCCATAGATTTTGAACACATGTCCACCAAGTCGCCGTCATTCTTAACGCTTGTTCTTGTCCATGTTTGGGTTATAGTAACATCGTTCGAACCATGTGCGGAACAGATAGCACGAATTAATTCATTAAAGCCTAGTTGGAATTCAGTTTCCATCATACCGGCTTTAAGTTCCAATAAAGTATATAAAAACTTCATTGCTTCACCGCTAGTGCCGTCCAAACCTTGTTGCTGAGGGTCTACCCCTTGTCCCATGTCAAAGATAGCTTTACGAGTAATATCAAGAAGTTCTTTGCGTGCTTCAATCGGAATGTCGATAGTTAGAGTTGAAATACCGCTTCTATCATCAGGACCAGTAGAGTCCATTTGAATTGCTTTGTATTTTTTCATACCGTCCAAGAACTCGGCTAAGTTTTCACCGCCATAGTTAGTGAGTACATATATAACCTCCTGGACGTCCTCTAAGTCGTTTAAAAAACCGCTATAAGTTTTGTCGTACACATCGATTAATTCCTTAATACGTTTTAAATCAGTCGTATGTCGTGCATTATTAGCGAACGCAATAAAAGGAACTTTTTCCATTTGATGCGGAATGGTATCAACGTTTAACGTAACACCGCTAGGGTCAATCATGGTAAATGCTGTATAAGGCGATAATGTTTCGTAATCATCACCAGTTCGCATAGAAAACGCTTGTACTTCTTTGTCATTCCAATATTCGTATACCGTGATATTTTCGCCTTCGTCGTTAATATCCGCATATACACGCAATACGCCTTCCAACTTCGTATTAATACGATTGTTATAGATTGGAATAATTTCATTAGCCGGTAATACCGCCCACTGAAAATCGTTATTTTCATCTATCCAGTAATGAACCCAAGCCACACCACCATTCGTAGCTTTAACACATAAGTCCTTACATTTCTTTTCGTATGCATCGCCTAATGTATCAAGGATAAATGTATTTAAATTATCGTTTTTAACATCATAAATAGGCGGTGCAGTAAACATATAAGCGGTTTTTTGGTCTACTAACAAAGGATAAAAGGAATACGCAATTCGGTTATCTGCCTGGTGCATAGGGTTAAAACTTTCGCCTTTCTGCCTTGCTTCCTCAATGTCCTTTGGTTTAGTCGGTAACAACTTAATGTCATTATTGACTTCATAATAGCGTTCCGCTGTTTGCATTTCGCTGATTACGTTTGCATGCCCCAAGGTATGCTTTTTAATTAACTTCTTAACTAATTCAAGCTCCAAACTTTCACCTCCTAAGTTAATAAGCGTACACCTTTTCGTCCGTCAAACTCTTCCATTGCATAACGCATGGCGTCCATTAAATGGTTGAAATCATCAATAGGCTTGTTTATAGGGTTGTCGAATTTATCTTTATCCCATGTGTAATTACTAATTTCAGTAATGAAATTAACACACCTAGGATGAATAATAATTTTATAGTCCTGGATAATCGAAATGCCGGCACGAATTGAGTCAG